GCACACCGAATGGAGCTGTCCCTCACATCCGGTGGGGTGTCGACCAGCGTCAAGTCGGCATCCAGCCCGGCGAGGTGGAGGGCTCCATCGGACGGCACCCGCAGCTCGGGGTGGGACGGCACGATCAGCAGTCCTGGCACAGCAGTCTCACGCGCCACATCTCCAGCCGACTTTGACCGCTCGGCCACGGCATGAACGGTGGCATCCAATCGGAGCTGTTCCACCACTTGAGCCCCAAGCAGAGCCTTGGACAGGGTGCATTGGGAATCCATGTCGATCACCACCACACGCTTGGCCCCGTCGTTCAGGGCGGCCCCGGCGAGGTTCAAAACCGTTGTCGTTTTCGATACCCCGCCTTTTCGGGCGAGCATCGCCACAACCAGACTCATGGCCGCGCTCCTCGTTGGGAATTGCAAGCTGCAATTGGGACTTGCACGCTTGCAATTCGCATCGGCCACCGGGCAGACAAGCCTTGAACACGATGGCCGAGGCCATCACACCCACACCACTCTCGGCGGTGGAACCACGGTTCCACTTTTCCTCCACCGCCTGGCCGATGAGCTGGCTAAAGGGTGTGGTTCTCTCGGACGGTTCACTGGCCCCATCGGGGCCGGTTCCACAGGAGGGACCCAAGGAGGTTTTGGCGTAGGGTCTGCGATGGGGCAGTGTTCGGCGGACGGGGTGCGTCGGTGAGGCTCGAGGTAGGACCCGTCAGCTCGAGCCCGAGAAACGGAGTGTCAGGTTTTCGGAAACCCACCAGAGACACGCGCGCCACGGGCGTGAGGTATGGGGAATCGTTGCCGGTTCTTAGCGACCCCACCCCACCCCATCCGATGCCCGAGGTGGCCGGGGGAAGAGTCGGCCACGCCGGGGGCTGGACGGGGGGACTGCTCCGAAAGCCTGCCACGCTCATGGCCGATGGTGTGCGCAGTCTGCACACCGTGGAATGGCGTATCTCGGCCAAAAACTCGGTTTTTGCGCACACTGCGCACACTGCGCACACCTTGTTGGATAACACCTCACGAGGAAATCCCAAGGAATGGCTGACTACTTCATGCGGGTATAGTGTCCACAGTGTTCACAGTCTGCGCACTTTCTGCGTTTCTGGCCGAGATAACGCAAAAACTGACGGTGCGCAGACTTGCGCACACCTGTTTTTGGGTTAGCGCAGTGGGCGCATTTCCCACCGCCGAGGCCCACGTGTGGGGCAAGAAAGACTGTGTCCCATTCGGCTCGCTCACTGGCCAAGGCCAGGGGGCTCGAGGGCAGGAAGAACCTTGAGCTTCCGGTCCGAACGACACGGAACATCCCGGCCGCTCACCGGGGCCACAGCGGCATCCGCCGCAGGAAGAACCTATCCACCGTCCAGTGTGGAGGGGATGCCCGCAGGAGGCCGCAGGATGGCCGCTCACGCCCCGCCGATGGCGGCGGGTGTCTGCGGTGGGGTGCCAGCCATTTCGGCCAGCATGGCGGTGGTGAGGCGGTTTCTGGCTAGGGCTTCCTCCACCGTCTCCATGCCCACCATCTCCACCTCCAGGGCATCAACGTCGATGGGGGGCTCGTTGTGGCTCATCATGTTCCTGGCCTCAAGGGCGTGGCGGGTGGCCTCCTCCCCCAGCTCCTTGGCCATCGTCACTGCGGCCTTGGCGGCGGCCAACCTCACCCTGGCATCCTTGTCATCCAGCAGCTCCTCTACCGTGGTGATGGCCTTCAGCGTGGCCACACGGAGACGGGCGGCGGCCACCTCACACAGCTCGGCCTTTTTCAGAGCCAGCTCCCGCCGGGTTCCCCGCTCCCCGAGGCGCCTGTATGCGGTCCGTTCCTTCAGCCCCGCAATGCGGGCGGCCTCCCTCACGCCATACCCCGATGCCAGGGCGGTGGCGAACAAAGCGTTGGCGGCGGGTGTCTCGTTGCGGCGGGCTGGCTTCTTCACGTTCACTCCTCGTCATGGTGGCGGTGGGACAGGAGGCCGAGGCCCCGGTACATGGTTTTGTTCCGGTACGGTCCCCCGGTCTGCCGTGGCAGCTTCACGCACCCACGGCGGCACAGCTCGACAGACAGACGGTTCAACGTCCACTGTGCGGGGGGCTCACCACGCTCCTTCAACCAGTGGAGGAACGCAGCTTGCCACTGGCTGAAATCCACAAGGAAATCGGTGCCCAGCTCACACCGCTCGGTGATGAACTGGCCAATAACGTCCTGGCCGCTGGCGAACTCGGCGGTGGAGGCCATCACCACATCGGGCTCCCCCACGCCCATCACCTGCCAGGAGGCTAGACCCACCACGCACCACATCAGAATCCCGGCGCGCTCCTCGGCCCCGCCCAACTTCTCCTTGAGCGTGGAGTCTCGGCGTGAGCCGGTGAATGACTGGCTCCACGGGACGATTCGGAGCCGTCGCCGGATGCCGTCATCGGTGCCGTTCACTCGAGGAGCATCGTTGAACGACACGTGGATTTTCCAAGTCGGCGGGGCGCTCCAAAAATCCTCCCGCATGCGCCGAACTTTGATGGTGTCGCCACCCGTGAGCGACTTCACCAGACTCTCCCTCATGCGGGAACCGGCCTCCATTTCGATGGCGGCCACGAAACGCTTCCCGAACAGGGATGCCAACTCGGTGGGGTGGGACTCTCCGTTCCTCATGGCCAGGAATGCCGGTGGGGCAACGTCGGCATAGTCCCCCAGCATGAGCCGCAGGGTGTCGAGGTAGGTGGACTTCCCGTTGGCACCTGAACCGTAGTGGCACCACAGCAGTTCGTCCCGAACGCTGCCGGTGAGGGCCACCCCGGCGCTCCGCTGGAGGAACTGTGACAGCTCGAGGTCGCCACCAGTGGCCTCGGAGATGAACCGCTCCCACAGCAGGGACCTGGCATCCTCCTGCCACTCCACATCGGCCACCTGTGTGATGAGGTGGCCGGGGGCGTGTGGCTCGAGTTTCAACGTGTTCAGGTTCAGGGTGCCGTTCTTCACGTTCAGCAGGAACGGGTGGGTGTCCAGCTCGGCGGCATCTATCCGCATGGCCGGTTCCGTGGCGGCGAGCGACACCACCGCCTGAAGGCGCTTGGCCTGCCCCATGCCGTTCACGAACCGCATGGCGGCGGCACGGCCCTTGTCATCGGGGAGCCTCCCCAGCTCCGTCCACAGGGAATCACGGAGCCCCTTGGCGGCATGGATGGCAGCGGCACCCTCGTCCTGTCTCCATCGCTTCCCGTCCCACGCCACCCACTTACGCCACTGCGTCACGTACCGCAGGAGGCCCCGCTTCTCCTTGGCGAACCGGCGGGCACAACTCACCTCGTCCCATGTCGATGGGATGGCGAGATCGACGGGGCCACCCACCCCGGCGCTGGCGCTCTTCACGACAGCGGCCACACGCTCCAGCTCCTCGGCTGACTTCTTCTCCTGCTTGGCTCGGCGCTTCCAATCGAAGAACCGGCTTTGCTCCGAATACGCTCGTTCGACGGTGCGGGTGAGGTAGGTGGCGTGGTCGGCCCACTTATCCCGCTTGCGGCCACTGGTGAGCATGAGCCGCATCACCCGGTTCACCTCACCGGGGCCACACATGAATGCGAGGTGGGCGGCCAGGGCGAGGTCGGCCCGTGAAGTGTCGCCACCGTGGGCATCGTCGCTGCCGTCCCACAGGGCAGGGAAACCGGGGCACACCCGGTGGGCAACTTCCACCACCTCGTCATCGCTCACGGACGGCGAGGAGCCCGAGGCGGGGGCGGGGGGGAGCGTGGGATTCTGCGGACCCTTCCGCCGTCTCTCCTCCCGCTTCCGTTCCTCGGCATGGAGCTGGCTCCACAACCGCATCACCTCCCTGCCCCGCTCCTCGTCCAGCTCGGCCACCTCGGCGGGGGCGGCCTCATACCGATGGCCGGTGACGGTGAAGTAGCGGCCCCTCCCGTTTAGGGAGTCGGCCCCGTACACCTCCACCTCCATGCCATCGGCCTTGCCCTTGTGGCCCACCGGAACGCTGCCACGGAGGAACAGCTTCACGCCGGTTCCGCTCGGGCTCACCTCGGTGTAGGTGGCCAACTTCTCCACGATGGCCTCGGCGGCGGGCTCGAGTCGGCCCGTGGCGGGATCACGGACGGCATCCAAGTCGATGCCAAGCCATCCCTCGTTCAGGCAGAAGCCAATTCCGGCCACGCCACCACGCTGGAGACTCGTTGTCGCCTCGGTGAACGAGCCCCACGTTTCGGGCGTGTTCGTCTTGGCGGCATCCCGAGGGTTCCTTGGACTCACGGGCATCTTGTCGAGGTATGGCGTTCCATCCCTCTTCACCTTGGGCTTGGTGCGCCAGCACACCCACCGTGAAGCCTCACGCATGGCGGCGGGGACGTTCTCGGGCTGAACCTTCAGGATGCCGGTGGAAGTTGTGAGCATCATGGCTCCTTGGTGGCGCTCGGCTTCCTGCCGGGCTTGGGGGGGGAGGCCAGATAGGCGCGGCACGCTGCCACATCACGCTTGCCGAACACGAAACGCCCCGACACCACGGGGGGGCGGGGGAGGTGGCCCACGGCGATGCCGTGGTGAATCTGGTACGGCCGGGCTTCAATGCCCTCGGCGCGCAGGGTGTCCACCAATTCACGAAGCATCATGGAGCTGCTCCTCGAGGTGACTGCACCCGGCAAGAGGGCCGGGGCGGCGAGAAATGGCCGCATGAGGCGGCCTGTACGGAATCCTGTTGCCGCTGGCCTCGGCCAGCGGGTATAGATTCTCTACGGGCATGGGTACGTGGCTCCATCCACGGAGTTGCTAATCCATTCCGACACACGAACGAGCCTGCTTTTTCCTTGGCCGGGAGAGCAGGCTTGTTCTTTTGGTGGACGTTCCATTGCACCCGTGAGGGCAGCAGTGAACGCCATTCCACCATCATCATCCTAACAGCCGTAGGATGGACTCTTGCAGACCGGCTGACAAGGGTCTTTTTTGAGCCCAGCGTTTCACGCCGGGGTGAGCATCGGCCACGCCGAGACTGCCAGGGGGATGGCTTTGCCCAGCAGCTCGGCCCCGAAACCCTTCATCACCTCATGGATGCGGGGTGCGTTCCACTCGTTTCCCCGGCGGGTGGTGAACCCTGCTGCGTTCAAGGCAGCGGCCACAGCGGCCCAGCTCATGCCCGTGGCACGGTGGCGGGCGGCCTCACCGACAACGGCGGCATGGTGAGACTTGGCCAGGGCGTGGCGGGCGGCGGCTGACTCCTCGTTCCCCTTCTCGGCACCACGCTGGCGAGCGTCCACACGGGGCTCGTTTGAACCGGCCACGGAGCCCGACCAGTGGCCTCGGCGGGCGCTCCCCAGCTTCACGCCCCGCCGCTTGGCGGCGGCCAGGGCGTCGATGGTGCGGGTGGAGATGGCGGTGGCTTCCTGCTGCGCCACGGCGGCCATCACGTGGAGGGTGAGTGGTGTGGCGTGTGGGTTGTCGCAGCAGACGAACGGCACATCGGATTCCATGAGGGCCGACAGGAACGCCACGTTTCGGGAAAGCCTGTCCAGCTTGGCAACCAGAAGCGTGGCCTTGGCAGCTCGGCAGTGAGCCAGGGCGGCGAGGAGCTTCACCCGCTTCTTGGTTCCCTTGCCGCTCTCCACCTCCACGAACTCGGCCACCACCTTGCCCCCCACGCTCTCGAGGTGGCGGCGGGCGGCCTCCTGCTGCGCCTCCAGCCCGAGGCCACTGGCACCCTGCTTCTTGGTCGAAACTCGGTAGTAGCTGACGAACTTCGTGGTGGTGGCCTTCATCGTTCTCTCCCCTCGGTTCCCTTCATCCCCGTGTTGTCTCACCATCATACGATTAGCCTTGTTGCCCGTCAAGGTAAATCGGATGGTTGCCGCTGGGGACTTCACCGGGAGGAAAAAACCCAATTTCGGGACGGCGGGCGCCTCGGGAAACGTGCGGTCTGCCGGGAGCCGAGGAACGTACCGATGCCCCCCCTATCCCCTCCTCACGGGGAGCGCTGGTGACTTTTGCGACTTTGCGCAGGCAGCTATACGGGCGGTTTATTTGGCGATGGCAGGCCAGGGATGCCCACCGCCCCTCCCCCCCTTGCGTTACCTGCACGCGCCCCCGCATCTCAACACGTTAGGGTTTATGGGGGGCGTGGCTCCAGAGATGGCCACCGCCCCCACGCTGGCCAGAAATGGCAGCTCTAGGATGCGTTCTCCCGGCTGTTCAGGGTGCCAGCCGACTCCCGACACCCTCGGAAAAACGGCGGCACAGGAGGGGGGGCCGAAAACTCCCGCTCACGCCGGGATGCCTAAGACCCACGGTTTCTCCTCGACACCCCGACAAGGATTCTCCCCCCCTCCCCGAGGCCAATTGCACATTGCAATTGGGGGCACCACCTCGTCAGGCAGCAGAGCGTTTCCGCTCGGATTCCATTGCCTCGGCCAGGGCGTCGATGACTGACTTCCCCGCCTTGGGTGTCACCACCACCACACCCGACGAGGTGTGGATGCGGACAGTGGAGGCGGCGGGCTTCCCCTTCTTCGTGGCGGCCTTGCGGCGCGCCTTCACCACGGCGGCCATGCCACCCACCTCACCAGCGGCCACGGCAGTCTGAACGCTCTCGGGGAGGGCCAGGGCGGCCAGGGCTCGGCTCACCTTGGACGGGCTCACATGGAGCCGGGCGGCCACCTCCTGCTGCGAACATCCCCACGCCACCATGAGCTGCTTGAACGCTGCTCCCTGCTCCACCGCTGACAAGTCGGCCCGCAGGGCGTTCTCCACCACCTGTAGCTCGAGCATCCTGTCAGCAGGGAGGTTCCCATCGTCCACAACGCAGTCAAGGAACTCGAGCCCCGATTGGGTGGCCGCTCGGTATCGGCGCTCACCGCTCACCACCACGTAGCCGTTGGCCTCCTTGTCGAACCGAACGGTGATGGGCTGGCGCTGGCCATGCGTCACCAGACTCTTGGCCAGGGCGTCCAGCTCCTCGGCATCGAACGCCTTGCGGGGCTGGTTTGGGTCTGCCGTGATGGCGGCCACGGGGATGCGTCTTGCACATTGCAATTGGGACCCCGGTCGGGTGGCGACCACAGCGGCATCGTCGGAAAGCCGGGTGCCGAGGATGCGGGCAAGGTGTGCGGTTTTGCTCATCATGCAGCCTCCCGTTCAACGTGCTTCTGAACTCGTTCAAGCAGTTCACCAAAGCAGGCTCGGACTGCCTTGGCGGCGGCGGATTTCGGGGCGTGGTGCGTCACTGGCAGACCGGCGGCGGCGGCCTCCTTGAACACCACGGATGCCGGGATGGTGGTGTCGAACACAGTGGCACCGTGGAGTCGGCGCATCGTTGACTCACACACGGTGTGCATCCCCACTCGTTGCACCATCGACAACAGCCATCCGGCAAAGATGAGCCGCTGGTTCGATGCGATGCCGGTTCCCATGAGCAACTGCTGAACGGCAGGAACGCTTTGCAGTCCCCAGCTCTCGGGCACCACGGGACTCACCACCGTGTGGGCGGCCATGAGGGCACACCGAATGGAGCTGTCCCTCACATCCGGTGGGGTGTCGACCAGCGTCAAGTCGGCATCCAGCCCGGCGAGGTGGAGGGCTCCATCGGACGGCACCCGCAGCTCGGGGTGGGACGGCACGATCA